TTCTGGCAGATTTTAATATCCCGCCCGTCAAATCTATTGATTTCCCCGTCACTGATTTTGCACATTGCGGCAATGACTTTAAAACTCTTAGCAATATTCTTGCCTTCCTTGTATTCATCAAACGCCCGAAACACCGGCGCATCCGGCAAGTGAAAATGAATGTCAGTTAAGGTGCCCACGGGATTGCGCAAATGCATGTGCGGATCACCATCTTCATCAATGGACAACCGCCCCCGTTCCAAAGCATTGGCCAGCCTGATTTTGAAACTTTCAAAATCTTCTTGCGTGTCTTCATTCATGGCGTTCATGTTGATTTCAATTTCCCATTCATCAAGAAAACGCTGGCATTCTTTTTTTGCCTGATCCGGGGACAATACTTTCCCTGGTTCCAATGTCGCTTCCGCTTTGCTTTCCGGTGCTTGGTTCATTGTTTCATCACTCATTTTTGAAACCCCTTTTCGTTGTATTACAAAACACGGGCCGCGGGTGCCGGCCGCCCAACCGGCACAACGGGCGGGTTTCAATGTCCCGCACCGGCGGAACGGCTGGCACCCGCGGCCGTGTTATGTTCTAAAATCTAAACCGTGATGGTCTGCCGTGACATTTTCCCCGAACCCATAACGGCCACGGGGGTGGTGCTTGCCTGGGTATTATATGCAGTTTCATCCACAATCTGCATGACCCCCTGCCAAATGTCCCCCGCGGTCAAAGTAACAGACGCCGGGAAAAATCCTTTACGGTCCTGTAATTCCTGCAAAAATTCGGAATCACCCCGCCCCTGATCCGTAGACAAAACCAACCCAGTGATGCCCGGGGGAACTCGAATTTTCTTCAAACGAGCGGACCCGTCCCCATTGGCTTCTACTTCATTTTCCCAACCGCCAAGTTTGATTGCTGCGTCCGCATCCGCGGTTGCAGGAAACGACCGGCCGTCAAAAGTGACCGCAAGAATGCTTCCACCTAAAGGTGCCATGATTTAATTACCTCCGAAAAAGAAACCCCAATTTTCGGTTATTGAAATGATGTTGGAATTCCCGGCCAATTTAATGGTCTGGGCAACATTCAACCGTTTGGGGTTTCCAGAATCAATGCCGGCCACGGTATTTGCCTTAGCAAATTCCGGGTCACTTATCCACGCTTCCGCGGCCGCACCGTCCGCAATAGCAGACATGGCCGTCACGGCATCCTTAGGTTGCCGGGCGGCCGGATTGACAACGGCCTGGCTATCCGGAACAAGCGGGGCGCCACGCCATGCGGCTTGTGAAAATTCCGCGTTGACGTTGTAAATGTAATTCATGCGCTTGCAGTTATCCACCTGCCACGCATACGCCGGGTTGGGGTCACCGTCCGGATGGTAAAACGTCCGGATGTCTTCCAATTCAACCACACCGTCCCGTTTAACAATAGTGGATGACCCCGCGGTGAAAGCGGCCTGCCGTTCCGCATAGTCCCATTGCACATTATCCGCGCCGGGGGTCAAGCCCGTGGCACGCTGGCCATTGTAATTGACCGGCGCATTGTTGTTGCCCACGCTGGCCACGCGGGCCAACTGCCGTGCGGCAACCACAAAGGGAAGGTCCGCGGTTCCGGGTGAAACCAACTGGCCATTCACGCGGTCCAATTTGCGGGCGTCGGAAACCGCGGTTGCACCGGATACGGTGGCCGCCGTGTTGCCGGTGTAAACGTTGATTTCCTGATGCACCAATGCGTCATACCGCGTGGCGCCAAAGGCTTCAAATTTGTCCAACGTTGCGGTGTCCGCAATGTCCAGACAATTCAACGCCAAGGTTTCCCAAATGTCACCCACTAATGCCAAGGGTGTGTCAACATTAGGATTGGTGGCGCCCCCGGTTGGTTGCGTGATTGCAAACAGGGTGCCCAATGCCGGGCCAACCACGGATACAATCAAATCATTGGCAGAGTCACCCTTCCATTTGGAAGTGAGAATCACATCCGTTGTGTTGTCGGTGGCCACAACGGGCATGTCCAGGTTGGCGTTGATTGCCGCGGTGGCATCCGCAACGATGGTGGCAACCGTTATGGCGCCCACCGGAATGATAAACGCTTCTGACAGGATGTTATTGACATTCACCCGATATGAACCGGCCGCCGTTTGCGGGCCCGCGGACGGGGTGATGTCACCAATGGCCGCCAAGGCGCCACCCGCGTCATCCATCGGGTACACTGTCACCGGAACAATCCCCACGCCGTCACCATTTTGCGGTTTCATTTGCTGGACCGCAAGGTGCGCCGGGGAACCAAAACCATAAACGGTGCCCGCTTCCACATCGGACAAAACTTCCCGTTTGTCTAGGGAATAGGTTGCGGCCGTTGCGCCTTGCGCATAAACTGCAATCCGTTGGGGCAACCCGACGGCCGCCCCTGCCCTCAAATCAACAAAATTTTCATCAATCCCAACCACGCTTGCGCGGGCATTGGGGTCAACCGCCGTGCTTATTGTCATCTTTCAACCCCCTAATTAGGTGTAATCAAATTCCGCGTCCGCAATGACTTGGCCGTCACCGGAACGCTTTAAATCAACGTGTACCTTTTCCAATATTTCCGGGGTGTATTGCGGGGAATATTCCACCGCATGCACCCCCATTGGGAAGCGCACCGCCGTGATGTATTCCGCGGATTCCGCATCCAATTCCGGTTGGAATTCTGTGATGTTACCGGGCCAACGTTTGCCAACAAAACCTTGCAATTGCAAATGTACGTTACTACTTGCCATTAAAATTTTGCGGCATAATTCGGCGCCGTGTTCCGCGGCACGGGCGCTGTATTCATCACCGGGCAATTGGCCTGTCCCCCCGTCATCCATGGTAACCGCAAAACCATATGCATCCATATTGATTGTGATGTCACTTTGCTGGCTTTGCACCACGTCACCCATGTTTTCCGGAAACGTTTGGGTGTCATGCCATACATTTATGACGGGGGATAAATCGGAAACAACGCCGAATTCATCCGGCAAAAACATTTCCCATGGTTTTGCGCGTTGGATATAAACCCGCAATTTCCACAAACTTGGGTCCGGTTCACCGGCATTCGTTGCCAACGCAACTTGATTGTCTGATTCAGTTTGTAGAATTAACGCGGTTCGGTCCCGCACAATTTGCCATGTATCCGGTCCGGTGATTAGGGTGTCAAGTACATTAAGCGGCATTTTTAAAACCTCCCAAAGTACACGTCACAACCCCCATGGTCCGGTCCGGTTTAGAATGGCGGACCTCAAACAAATAGGCTACGCCATTGATGTCAGGAAACGCAATGCGCCAAGGTTTGCGGCCGGACTCGGCAATACCTTTTGGCATCCCAAGTCCGGCCGCATACAAACTGGACAAACGCAAGGAAACGTGCGCAAACCGGCCGGAAACCGCTTGGCCCGTGTCCGGGTCAATCAGTTCCGAAACGTCACCGGATTGGCCTGTCAACGCGGCGGAAGTGCCGTCCGGGTCCGTGACCGTTATGGGCCAACCAAACCCGTCCGCGGCATCTTCCAACGTGACGGCCAAATCCGCTTCCGCCAATTCACGCAAATTGACCATGCGCTATTTAGCTTTTAGCCTTGGCTTCCGGCTTGGCATCGGGCTTGGCTTCCGGCTTGACATCGGGCTTGGCTTCCGGCTTGGCAGCGTCCACCTTGGGAGCGGCCGCAGACCCTTCCGCCAAAACACCCTTGTCAATCAAGCGTTTGGTGTTCGCTTCCCCACCCAACATAGCCGGATCAATAACGGAACCGGGCCCAAGAATGCCCTTTTTACCGCAACACAGTGACCGTCCTTCTACAACTATAAGTGCCATGGTTCAAATTCCTTTCTTAGACGCCGGAGTCAAGCACAGCGGATTGGTCAATCGCCGTGGGGATGACCATGGGGCGCGTGCCGCAACCAACGTGCAAGGTCTGATTGTCTTCCGAAATCCAACCGGTAACGGTCAGATTCATACCACCGGCCGCATTCGGTAGCTGTGTGGGTACAAGTGACAACACACGGCCATCCGGCGGTACGATTTCGGGAATAGCGCCAAAGGTCAAATCAATACGCTGACCACTGGACTTCATAATCACGTTGGCCGGATCAATGTATTGGGTTTTGGTGGCACTATCCGCCGGGATAAACCGGCCGCCATAGGTCAAAACGTCCATTTTGTAATTGCCGATTTCCACGGTTCCACGGTACAGACCGCCTTCACCGCGTGACTGCATAGGCGCAATGGTGCCCCGGTCCGCACGCCGCAAATCGAACAGTTTTTGGACTTCCGCATTCTGCATGAAATAGTCCCATGCTTCAGAACCGAAAATCAAAGTGTCCGGGTCAACCAAGCCGTCATTGCGCACAACTTCGGCCAAGGCGCTAAGGTCCGCAATGGGGTTATTTCCCACGGCATTCCAAGCAATCGCCGCACTGGCAGAATGCGTAGCTTTGGGCTTGAAATCCTGCTCAAAAATCACATTGCTGGACGCGTCCACAAGGCTGATTTTGCCGGTCTGCAAAATCTGGCTAGTCATTTGCTCAATGGAACGCCGGATTTGCGGTTCGCATTTGTTTGACAGCAAGTCAAACGCCAAACCAGCGGCCGCCGCTTGATAACGCGGGTCTTCAAACGGAATGTTGCCGGCCAAGCGTTTAATCATGTCAAACGCATTGATCGAACCTGATTCCTTAAAAATGGGCGGAATCGCGGACTTGGTGGTGTACAGGTCATTGGAATTACGGTGCCAACCAGCGGATAAATCCTGTATTGGCACGGCAACGTTTTCTTCCCCACGCACAATGTCCCACGTTACCTGTTCGGTATTGTGGAAATTCTGTGGGGGTGACTGGGCATACCCAGTCAAAAACATGGTGGGTGCGGCTTGCTGATTGTATACAGCAATCGCACGGGTGGTGGTTTCATCATAAGTGGTAATAGGCATGGCGTCCCCCTTACTGGTTGTCCTGGATGTTACGTTCAGTCACATCCAGTGCGGTGATGCCATAGTCCCGCAAACCGTCAATTTCGACATTACCCACGGTGCCACCACCGCCGGCCACATCAATGATAAGACGTTCTTTTTTGACTTCACCCTCCACCATCATGCGGATAGTGATGTCACCGGTGGTGTCCGGCACTTCATATGTCAGCACGCCGAGGGGAATTTCCGCCCCACCGGAACCGCCCTGCTCATACACCACGATTTTCCCACCGGAAGTCAACCGGGCAAGGATGGTACCTTCAACCGTGGCCGCACCGGCAACCGCCGTGTATGTTTCGTCACGGAACAACGCATCCGACAGAATAACGCTTCCAATGTCATTGTT